GGTGTCTTGTCGGGGCTAGCCAACCGACGCCCTCAACCGAACTAGGTTCCGGTTCACATACGTCTGGTCTTGCCACCAGCCCGCCTTCTTGAAGCAATAGCCGGGATTCACCGACGCGATCTGCGTCCGGTTCACCCACGTCACCCACTCATCGGCTGGCGGATCACCCCACATCTGCTCGGTAAGCGCCATCGCAGCGACAATTAGTTCTGACGACAGGCCCGCGCCTTCGTTGCGGAAATAGGAACAGCGCCAAGCGTCGAGCCCGTCCCACGGCTCACCCGCCTTCGGCCACTTCGTAACCCACAGAGCTCGCTCGCAGGGCGTGACAAGTACCAACACACGTCCTACGCCTCCGACCTGATTCGATGCGTGACGGCGGCAGTAGTGGCGATCAGCAAGCGCGGCAGCGGCAACGTCGAAGCGATTGCGGACAGTCCACGTCCCGACTTCGATACCAGGAATGGTCTGGACTCTGGCACTCACAGGCTGGACTCCGCTCCACAGCGATCGCAAGTCTTCGCGCCGTGGAACCAAGGGCCAACCATCTACGCGCACTCCCACGGAGACCAGCCGAGCTCAGACCAGCCACGATGCGCTGCTCGGGCCTGAGCCATCGCCGACGATCCGAACCCGTACCGCGCACGGAACCACGCGCCTGTCTGGAACAAACCCAAATACTGGCCGTTCCTCGCGGTCGTGCTGTACGTGTTCCCCGTCTCACACGCCACCACATCAAAAGCCTCGATCCGCTGCGCCGGCGTCTTCCAATACGCCCTGACCGCACGGAACACGTCAGGCGGCACAGGTGGCCTAGCTTCGCCGCGCGCAACCATCACCAATGCGCCCAGGGTAACTCCAACCAGAACCACAGCTAGCTTCACGAGATCCCCTCCAACCATGCGACGGCAACAGCCGCAACATGAACGAGCTCGGTTCGCACATCTTCGCCGTCGTGGAACGCCTTAGCTACTTCGCCGACCTCCTCAACCAGCGCAGCCAGACGCAGGTCATTCGGGCAATCCCTCACAGACGCAATCCACTCAAGACGGCCCGACACATACAGGTCGTTCTGCCGCCGGCGCTCAGCCTCAACCAACTCGAGCACCGTCATAGAGCACCTGTGAACGCGAACGACTCCTGAGCAGGATCGACTTCCTCAGCCAATGCCTGCAGGTTCTTCACGGCCTGCCGAAAATAGGACGGCTTCAGTTCGATCCCGATCCCTTTCCTCCGGGCCCGAACAGCCGAGTAGACCTCCGACCCGACACCCATAAACGGTGTCAAAACCGTGTCATGCGGATTGCTCCACAACGTGAGGCACCTGTCGATCACGTCAAGTTGCAGCGGGTGGACGTGCTTCTCGTCTTCTTCGTCGCGGGCCTCACGGTATGGCAGCACCCGGTCTAGGCGAACGTCGTCCCAGAACGCGGACGCGTACTGTCGCCATACCCAATGCGAGTAGCGGTTCTCGATCTGGTTGCCAGTCCAGCCGCGATAGGACAGGACGTCGTTTGGTGGCTGCCGCTCGCCGGCGTACTCGGTCAAGCCCTGCGGATGCGCGATCGGCCACGGGTTCTCCCCGTCCTTCCTGAACAGCAGCAGGTAGTCCGCGGATGCGGCTGAGCAGCGGGACGAGTCGTCGACGATCGTCTTATGGGCAAGCGCCTTAGTCATCGTCCTGTTCCGCACCGTCAGCGGCTCCTTCCACACGTGATACCGGGCAACATAGGCGAGCCCACACGACTCATGCAGCCGGATGATGTCCCCAGGGAAATCCATCATCGAGTCGCCCTTCCCCGTGTTCGACCGCGGCACGTCCATACAGTGAACGGCCGTCGTCCGACCCGGCATCGTGAGCCGGCCGATCTCACGGACAACGAACTCGTAATGCTCCATGAACTCGTCATAGCCCGAACAGTTCGACAGGTCACGGGGCGAGCTTGAATACTGGTACAGGCCGGCGAACGGCGGCGAATACACGGACAAGCCGACCGACCCGTCGGGGAGTGTCGGCATCACCTCGAGACAGTCTCCCTGGTAGAGCGCATAATCGTCGGTGACGACCTGGTCTACAACCATGCGGGGATCTCCTCCCTCTGAGTGAAATCGTTGCTGTGCTCGATCTTCAGGGCGTCGTTCATGTGGGCGACCAGCCTCGAGAACATCCGATCAGCCTGGTCAGCTTTCCGCTGCAGGTTCCGCAACGCCCCGAGCCCGCCCTCTGTGGTGATCAGATCAACCCGGACAGGTCGTTCCTGGCCGAACCGCCAGCAGCGACGGACACCCTGGTAGTACTGCTCGTACGAGTGAGACGGAAAGAACGTCACATGCGCGCACCGTTGCAGGTTCAGCCCCCACGCGCCGATCTTCGGCTTCGTCACCAACACCCGCAGATTCCCTTCCGCGAAATCCATCAACCGGCGCTCCTTCGCCTCATCCGTGTCAGCGCCCTTCACCTGCTCGGCGTCGGGAATCAGCTTCGTGAGCAGGTCGCCTTCGTCATTCAGCTGACACCACACAAGCGCCTGCTCGCTGTGGTCTACGAGCTCGGCAACCTTGTGGCAGCGTTCATCGATCGTACGCCGTGCTTCCTCACGCTCCTCATGTAAACCCTGAGACGGCAGATCAAACAGACGATCCTCCCGTGGCGCCCGGGCCTCAACCAGATGCTCATTCTCATCCAGCGCCGGCAGCACGAACCCGTCATCGTCATATCCAAGGTCTGACGGCCGGCGGGTGGCTCTAGACCAGGAACACACCCACCGCCAGAACGGATCCTCCGCGTGGCCCTTGAACCGCCACTGTGCCTGTACGCCTCGGTAGCGATTCGTTGCGGTGCTGTTTCCGGAAGTGACGTTCTTGAAGAACCGTCCAAGCATGTCCATGTGCCCCAACTCGCCGAGCGCCTCGCTCGACGTTCCGAGCTCTACATAGTCATTCGGTGCGGCGGTCGCCGTACACAACAACCTGAACGGAAGCTTCCGCATGAAGTCCGTGATCTGCTGCCGACGAACCCCGTCAAAGTTCTTCAAGATGCTCGACTCATCGCACACCACTCCGGCAAATCGGTGCGGGTCGAACTCCTCGAGCCGCTCATAGTTCGTAATCACCACAGGAGCACCAACCGACCCGTCCTGTGACCTCTCCGCGAGGATCCCGAACTTCTCCGCCTCCCGCAACGTCTGATAGCTCACAGCCAACGGCGTCAAAATCAGGACAGGCTTCCGCTCACGGTGCGCGACCTGGTCAGCCCACACCAGCTGCATCGGTGTCTTCCCCAGACCGCAATCCGCGAACAAGGCGGAGCGGCCCTTCCGCAGCGACCACGACACGAGCTCGCGCTGAAAGCCGAACAGGAACTCTGGCAGTTCGTCCGGGTCGAATCCCCAGTCGCCGCCAAGCTGGAGCTTCTTCTCCAAAAAGGCGGCATAGGTCACCGTTGAACCTCGCTTTGACGGGCCAGTACGCGACCGCTACCGAAGCAGCGACCACTTAGGCGTCTTTCGCTCCGTACCCAGAGCAGTTCGCAAGAACCACCCCAACCCCGCTGGGTAGGACGAGCAATCCGGAGCATGGTGAAGCTAAAAGCCCGTTCCCGTCCTATGGTGTCGAAGTCTGTTCTCGCCGTCCTACAGAGTCTCCCCTGCGCTAACTGCACGGCCTGCCCGTTCCGATCAGGCCCACGAGGCGTCGACGTGTCGACTTGTGCGGCCCCTCGCCGCCCCGGGGTCAATGAAACGGGTTCGCCTCTCTGGCGGCGGGATACGAGCTCACGGAGCGAAGTCGGGCCGGGTGCTCGGAAGCTATCCTCGCCCCGGTGGTTCCCGCACTCCGCTCCGTCAGCCCGTACCGTGTGCCGAGCGCATACAGCCGGTACGCCTCGCCGTACTCGCTGCGTTTCACGCGTTCTATCTTCAGGCCGGTGAGGGTGTACCAGAAGCCGTGGAAGAGCCCGGAGCGTTGCGGTTTCCTGCTCAACGGGTACGATTCGGCCAGTTACACAATGCGGAGCCATATTAGGCCCGTCCTCCTGATTCGTCAAGAGGGCGGGCCTTGCTCCTTGCCCGCTCAGCCCGAAGACGTGCCCGCTGCACCTTGCGATCCCATTTCTCTTGGTCGACGCGCAACATGTTCGACCACACCACACTTAGATTGTTGTCAAGAGTCTCGTAATGGCGTCTCAAACGGTAGTACCGCCAGTTCCTCCACCAGTTCATGTGCGCCCTTTCCGTTTATTCGTGCGCCGTCTGAGGCAGGCGTGCGTGTCTTTACACACCACAGCCACCGCATGAGTCGACACCAACACCGTCCGCTGCAGATTCACCCCAGCCACACCCGTCTGGCCGCATCGAGCGCAGACGCCGGCGTCGTGGAGCTCGCCGAGCGGTAGCGCGCCAAGGTTCCGGTTCGCGTACGTCATGCGCACACGTCCAGTTGCACCAAATCCCTGTGATCCGGGCACGCCAGTTCCGCTCGAGCCGACAGAACACGGGCGCAATAGATACAACGGCGCTGCTTCGCACACGACTGGCAGAACGACGCCGGCCGGGGGAAGCGGCGGAAGAAGATGTGATCCCTGGTGATGCGGAGCGGGACACCGCATGAATGACAGCTGCGCGGCTGCCCGGCGTCCCAGTTCGCCCGTGACGGCTCAGCCATAGAAGTAGAGGATCAGTCCGAGGGTGAAGAAACACCCCGCCACAAACAGGACGGCGGCCTGCGTCTTCCGGGTGAACGTCACCGGCTCCGGTTCCCAACTAGGCATCAGGTCTTCTCCTCGCTCAGATACACGGGTGGCCCCCACGCGTGGTCAGCCGCCGGCCTGGTGGCTACTTCGACCTGACCGGACGGCCAGAGACGCACCAGAACCGTGCGTTTGTCGTTGACCCAAAGCCGGTACGGCTCACTCATCGTTGCCCTCCTCGAGGATTGTTTCGATCCACTGGCCGAACGGATCCGTGCAGAAGAAGGGTTCTGGCCGGGACGCCCGAAGCGGTCTACGGGCGGACGCGTCAGGGAGAGAAGGGCGTTGCTGCGGCGCCCCCTC